GGTAGTACGCTTGCAGCATCTTCCGCTGCTTTTCTTCCAGCCTCATCTCCATCAAAGAAGAGAACAATTTCCTCATAGCCTTGGAATAAATCGTATTGTTTTTGTATATCTTTCTTGGCACTAGCAGCTCCATGAGGGAGGCTAACGTGTGGCCAACCTGTCATTGCCTCATAACCAGAGGCAGCGTCTAGTTCACCTTCATAAACAATGATCCGTTTACCACTACTAGGAAATAAATGCTGACCAAACAAAGTATCAGTAGATATCCCTTCATAATAGAAGTCCTTTTGTTTAGTCTTTACTTTTGCTCCCTGAAGTATTCCGTCGCTCGTGAAATAATGGAAGCGTAGAAGTTCTCCGTCTCGGAAGATCTTGTATTTCTGGTTTGTCGTCTCACTGATTCCTCTACGTTGCAGCCGTACGGCAGATCCTTTGAGTTGTACATTGGTAGACATTTGGTGATTGTGATTATTTTCTCCATTCCCAGGAGTACGGGTGTGACATACAAAGCAGTAGGTATGTCCATCTGAATACTCAGACTTTGCATCACTACTGCCACAGTTTTCACATGCTGTATGTCGAACAAATTCGCTCTCTATGTGAGCCATTCTATTGGTATGTTGTGGTACGCACACCAGGGGATTTTGTGGCGATCACACCATTGTGCGTACGTCGTTTTTGATTTCTTTGAGATCTTGTTATAGGGAGCTTGAAAGACCATCCTTAGATCTATCTCTGGATGTTGCTCCACTACATTTTTGACTTTACGGCGGTCAGCTGAATCCCAATATCCTTTACATTCTAAGTAAGTTCCATTGGGTAACAGGAAGTCTGGTGAATAATTATGTTGTATTTCATATGGAATCCTTGTTGGCTCATATTCATAATCAATCTTTAATTCACACAGTAAATCTGAGACCTTCTCTTCTAGTTCTGACCTGAACATTAGAAGTCATCTTCTTCTACTGAACAAGGTGTACCTACTGACTCTACGTTTGGTTCACTGGTTTTATATCCTTCAGTTTTACCGAATAATTCAGCGACTCCTGCCTGATCTAAATCTCCAGTATCTATACCAGCACCTCCCTGACAGGTCACTACCTGCACTCCAGAGAGCTTAAGAGACGTACCATAAGTAACACCATCTCTTAGTAGGTAAGGCTTCTGTATAAAGCCTAGCTTGACAGTAGATCCTGCATAGACAGGAGTATTAGGGTCAGTAATAGGAGTACCTTCTGTATCGACCACTGGAGGTCGTTTGTCTTCTGACCATGAGAACTTGATGATGTATTTTCCATCGGATACTTCCTCCCAAGGTTCAATCTTTAAGCTGGCTCTCTTAGGGTTCTTGAGCTTAGACTCAGCCCATTTAAGACACTCAACTCTCTCTTCCTCTAACTTATCAATCAAGTCTTGTCCTACTACAGCTTTAAGACTGTAGCCAAACTGACTCGGCTTCATTACAGCTTGATATCCTTCTAAGACAACTGGCTCAGGGGTGACATGGATATTTCTCATTACTTAGAAGCCTCGCTAGGTGTAAGTGCTTTAAGCTCCTTAGCGATTGACTCTTTATATTCAGTCAACTCATTGATACGTGCATCAATGCTCTTTAGTTGGTTCTCTTTAGCTTCTCTCTCTGCCTGTTGTAGTCTCTCTTCTGAGACAACAATTACACGTGTGGGAGCAAAAAAGCTATCAAATAATGATGTGTACATTTAACAAAAAAAGTAAGTGGATTCAATGACTGACTCAGGCTTAAGTGTGCCAACCATCGGTGGTTCTGTTTCAGCTCCTATTGACTTAGCGAACGTTGATAGATAATCATGCTCAGCGAATAGGTGCATATATGTATCTCGTACAAGGTGAGATAAAGTAGACATATCAGTAGCTCTACATAGAACTGAATCATGTATCAGTGCTATAGGTGCATTGAATTTAGTTGCACTAATATGTAATAAAGAAGCATCAAGAGAATGGATTAAATTAGGAGCTGTAGCATTCTTGTGATGCCTTACATCAACTCCCTTATCTCCATCAGCTATATGAATACGACATCGACCTAACAACTTAAGATCTAATATCTTTGTAGACTTTTTATTTAGTCTTTGTCTAACAGTAAAACCTGATGGTGTAGTCCAAGACAATTCTGTAGCTTCATTTTTAAAAGCATTTGAGACTTCCTTTTCAATCCATCTCATTACTCTCATAGGTCCAGGGAATATTTCTTCCATGGCATCTCTTACAGCTTTAACTGTTTGAGTTAGCTCATCTTTATCTATCTCTACACCTTTATCTTTCAACGCTTCTTTAATATATCCCCTATTAGAAAAAGGTTTTGCATTATAGGGTATGGTCATTACTGTACGCTTCGTACATTTACGATCCCAGTAAGGACGAAGCCTTTCAGGTATATTTGGTAATGCTTTTTTAGCTATTACTTTATAAGCATCTTGAGGTGCATCTCCAGGGATAACATTAACCATTGACGCTGTTGACTTATCTCTAGCCAAACCAGCGAGTACCTGCATACCTGAGCAGGTTGCGTCAGTTGCTACTGGTAGACCTGTAGTAGACCTACTCTTAGTAACTACAACTTCATAGAATTCCTCACATGCAGCTGCAAACTGCCAAGGTTCCTCAACATTTTCCCAATCACTAACATTTCGTATTGGATCAGTAGCAACTCTCTTTATAAGAGCTGCATTCTCAGGTATGAATGGCCAAGCTTTACGCTCATCCATTGTTGCCTTATCCAGACCGAATGTTGTAGCTACATGGAAAGCTAACCATTCTTCACCATCTTTAGTTATCTCTGACTCACTAGCAAAACGGATTAGACTTTTTCCAAAGTCATCCGATTGAGGTGTACAAAATGATGGTATGGGATATGCTCTCCCCCTATAATCAAAACTCCAAGGCACCCAGAAAACTCTATCCTTAAACTCTTTCATGACATTCATTGTCATTCGAGTACGACAAGAGACTCTGAACTCTTGAGCATTTTTATTACAGGCTTCTCTCTTAGCTTGCTTCCATGCAATTTTAGCTACGTCATTAGTATCAATATCAATAGGTTTAGGTGGAATAGTGTGTTCAATAATTGGTCGAAACTTTCCTACCTTTCTACCCTTGCTATCAAAGTGTTCTGCTATTGATACTGTGAACGGGTTCAGGCGGTATTTAACCTTTTGAATTTTGTTTAAAAACTCTCTGGTTTTCTTCCCCTGTATAGTAAGGGGTACCCCCCTCCGAACCATCTCGTGACAACGAGTTAGGTCGTTGAGGTAGTACCCTCCTTCCTCACATACAGTCCAATCACGTGGCTCAATAATCATTGGCCAAGTAAGAGGACTAAATAGTTCTACCTTTTTAACAACTTGATCCTTATATTCGTAGAACTTTTCACTAGGAATTAAATAGTTCTGCTTACTCTTCCCTCTAAATTCTGTAAATATCTCAAACCATCCAGAAGATTCCAATAAACAATTAAGAAACCATCGACCTAGTTCAGTCTTCATGTGTGTACTGAAATGTTTCCACATCTCAACATCAGATCTGTTGAAACATGTTTGCATTTGCTTACGTTTATATTCAGTTCCTTTTGACTGATGCCAATAATTATCTTTTAAATGCTTGAATAATCCAGGTGCAGTATTTTCATAAAATCTTATTTGCAGTTCAGCTTCAATAGCAGATCCAACCGACTCAACGATAGAAGCAATGGTTGAATTCTTTTTGCGATAAGAGAAAACTTTATCAAATACAAGTTTTAATGTAATTGCACACGCTGATTCAGTATCAATAGCGTTGACATGTTCTAGTATTTTTTTCTCACTAACTAACCAACATTGTTCGTTTCTTTTATCTTTCCATTCTTGTGTGTACTTAATAAATAACGGCAAAAGGTTTTCTATTGAGGCAGCACCATAACAAGTAGCAGAGGCATAATCCTTCGATTCAAGAGTTCTAGTTTGCTCTCTAAGTCTCTTTAAACCACCTGATATTTGCTTCCTTTCAAATTCCTTTTGACGCATTTCATCAGCGTCTTGATACATAAAATAGCGCGGTAGATTGTGTGATTTAATCTATACGTAAGTGGATATTGCTATAAATAAAGATACCCCAAGGCTTTTGACCTTGAGGTATTACTGTCTATACATTAGTGGATTAAAAGACTATGTGGTTTTTAAGTCTGGTGCGTCTACCAATTCCGCCACACTCCCACTGGGATTAGGACCCGCTGTAGATTAGCACCAGTCATAAACATTGCACTTAAAATCCGAAAATGAATAGATTTGAGCCGACTGTAGACGCGGCAGAATCGTGATTGTGAAGATTAGAACTCTAACTTCATCGTATGTTTTTGCTGACTTTCACTCATTGACTTGGCATATCCTAATGTAGTGGAGATTGATTTATGTCCACACATATTCTGTACATCAATAGGTGGTGTACCTGATGCCATGTGCCATGTAGCAAAGCTATATCTTAAAGAGTGAAAGCAATAACCATCCTCCTCGTAACAACCAACTTGATGCATACATTTATAGAACGCACGCCTTAATTGATCATCACCTGTCCACTCATCACCAAAGATCTTTACGTTTGGTTTAGCAAACTCAACCCTTGATTTAAGTATTGGTACTAATTGAGGATGAATAGGTATTGTCCTTGCTCTACCCCACTTACATTTCTCTAAGGCGAGAATGTTTAGGTCAAAGTTAACCCAACGTGCGGGAAGGTTGAGGATCTCTGATTGCCTCATCCCTGTTAGAGCTGCAACCTGAATGATGTCAGCTACATCATCACGTTTCCATTGTGTCCTGGCAAAGTTAATCATGCCATGTACTTGCTCCTTAGTGAAGTAAGTACGATTAGCTTCATGCTCTCTAAGCCGTTCAAATGGCAGCCAATCAAGTGGTACATCATGTAGTCTCATCTTCTTAGTAAACTTAAGAACGACGGATACAGCGGATATGAACCGATTGATAGAAGCATGTGCTAACCCTCTATCCTTGAGACGATTAGTTAATGTAACCATCAATGGATAGTCGATGTTCTTAATGGGGAATGTTAGTCCTTGAAACTCTGTGAACATGCCAGCGTATAACAAAGCGGACTTCCGTCCGTTGCCATTCTTCCAGCTGTCACGGTTATTGCATGTGAACTCTAAACATTGACCCCATGTGAGTGCTTTACTCATAAAGAATTTGTTTAATTTGTTTCATTAAGTCTTCACCTTTACGGGTGAGTTTGAGGCGTTGCCTCCTTGGTTTCTGTTCTTCTACCTCCTTTACTATTAGGTCAAATCCAGCTTTACCTAGACGATGGTCCTTGCTTAACCTGTCAGTATTACGTGAGCTACTAGCAGTAGTGAAGTTTAAGTCTTCTTCTAATGCAGTCTTATGACAATCATTATGTGATCCGATATAAAACAACGTAGCTAATACTTGAGCTGGTACTTCGCGGTCATAAAGACGTATGAGATTAATCACCTTAAGTAGGCGTTCAATCTGTTCGTCTGTTACTGTCCTCCGAAGATTGGGATCCATCGTCCTTGCTAAAGTTTGGACACGAATATTCTATACGCAATCTCCCTAAGTGGATATCGAATTGACAATACTTTTCATTATCAATACCCATATAGAAATTCCCTGCGCTTATCAGTTGCATCAGAATTGATTAGTCGAAGTTGTTAACAAAAGTATTAAATACCTAGGTAATCTATACAATATACATTGCAGAGTATAACCATAAAATATTCATTTACATTTATTATGTAAATACATTTTAATAGCTTCTACGCTAACATCATTGATCGTGAGACCCTCCTTTGCAGCTTGGATCTTCAACTTCCTGTGAAGGTCATCATCCATAGTGAGAGACACACGTTTCATATATTTAGTGCGACGATTACATAATACTAATTAATAACTTTATAAACATCGTCTTGTAACTGATTATACATCATAGCTAACAATTCGTCCTTGTGCGGATGGTTCTTTATGTCCTTGATTAGTTCTTGGAATCTAATCTCTTGTGTTCGTTTCCTCATTGTTATACGTAGATGGATGTGGTGAAAGTTTGTGAATTGAATCGTGATCGCACACAACAAACTCATGTGTGTTCACTAATTGCTTGATCTTGTTCTCGGCTGCGCGGCGATACTTATATGAGTACTCTTTGACCTTTCCTGTCTTCAATGACGTAGCTCTTATCACACAGTCATGACTACTAGGTAGTAGCCAATTACGTACATAATGTGCATAGAACACATCGAATGGCATGGATGGAAAGTATTCAGGCTCGGTATCTGTTACAGCTCTGATATTGTTTGGGTAATACTGCCTAGATTTCTTTTTCATTGTCCTTAAAATCTCTTGTTTGGTCATAGTCAGCTCCAGTCCATTCCTGACGTGTGTCTTCTTCACTACAAGGAATCACGTCCTTGAGTTCTTCACCTAATAAGCCCGCTAAGTTAATACCTCGATAGCCTGCTTCGATGTTGTCAGCACCGAGTACTATGTACTCATTCTTATTAGTTAGCACGACAAATCTTCTGAGCGGTCTATCACTCAGCGCAACGTGATTGTGAATCATAAATGTTATTTAATCTGTGTAAGTTTGCGTACTAGCTGTTTCGTTTTGGCCTTAGCTTGCCGTATCTTTTGAGGATTTCTCCTGCTTTTTTGTTTACGCTTAGTATCCGCGTCCTTGAACTTTAATATAATATTCATTGAGTAGTTTCTCCTTTAATGTATGTACGTCCTTGCTACTCATAGTGCATGACTCGGGACGCAAATTGATATGGTTAAATCTACCAATGAGATGTATAAGTTCAGCACTATTTAAATTCAATTAACCTCCATAAGATAGGTGTGCTAAGGGATATGAATCCCTCATCCAACCCCGCAGGGCTGGAGGAGAGAATCTATTTAGTAGATGTAGTCTTCTTCTTTGGTGTTACTTCTTTCTCAAGTGATTTCTTTACTATCTCTTGAGCAAACTTGAGTACTGTCTCAGGCTTGATACCATCGATAACTACACGATCTTCATAGTCTCTACTGATAACCAACCCACTGTGCTCCTCGCAGTACCAGATCTGTGCGTCCTTGAGGTAGTACTCGTGTGTTGATTCGAATGTTAAAGCCATGATGTAATTAATAAACAAAGAAGGAGTTGAGTCCTTCATCAAGCCAAGTATACCCAAGTGGATATACATGGCAAGAGGAAAGAATCAAGATAAAGAATCAAGTATGTCCATGCACTTAGCTAATAGATTGGAAGGTTTAACTTCCATATCTATGCAAAGTTCATATTCATTCTCGATATAAAGCCTTAGCTTTTCTATGTCTTCATCTCTTATTTGTTTAGTCATAA